ATATCCTTGTCGCAATACAAATATATTTCTTTTTTCATCATTTAAACGAGTTTCATATTCAAAGTTAGTAATACCAGTAACAGGATTTATCGTTGCTGTAGGTGTGCCTGGTTTTGGTATTGTAAAACTACTATCTACAACTTTTCCTTTTGGTAGAATTAATCTACCACTACTATCTTTTACTTCAGTTGTCTCAAAAAATCTATTAGAATTTATACTATCTCCATACTTTTTCTCACAGTAGTTATATAAGTCACGATTATTAAGTGGCCACTCATTACGGACATTGTTTATACCTGCAACAATTAGGACAACCCAATCAAATTGATCACTACCATATAATGCTTGTGAAACATTATCTGGTCGCATATTATCCATAATGTCATATTTCTCAAAAACAGTAAAATTATTTTGTAAGTCGTCCCTTAACTTTGTTCTGCGAAAAAGATTTTTTACTTCAACATAATCAAATGATGAAGTTTTTTCTTTTAAAAAAGATGGGTATCTTAAATTTGGAATTTCTCTAAAATAACTCATTAGTATCCTACTGCCTGTGTACCTGGTCTTTCATCATAATCAATATCGTAAATTGGTTGAGTCTCTTTGAATGATAGATCCAAGATCATAGAAACTGGTGTTCCATCTTCATATGTTGAGTATATACCCTCTCCAGTATATGAAACAGTCATATCAGATAAAAAACATTGTTTAAATCGGTTTAAGAAGGGGTGATTTCGATTACCTGACCGATACCTAAGTTTAAACACGTTTGGAGTTTTAAGAAAGAAATTACCATTCTGTGAAATACCACCCTCTGCCTGTGCTGCCATATTTCTTTTAAATGCACGAATTATTAATTTACATTGCTCTGCTTCTTTTTCATTACGTGGTGTTAATTTAAATTGAAATCTAAAATTACGAAGTGTAGGACCTCCAAATAATAATTCCATGTTTGGATTAAATATTTCACCATTTCCTCTTGCTAGTAAATCACTTGGGGATACATTTCCTCCAAATACACCAATTATTTGTGATGCAAGTCTTTTATCAAAATAATTCGTTATTGCATCTACTGTACCAGCACCATCTCTTACATCACCAGCAAGACCACCTATAATTTGTTTACCCTCTTCCATTGCTTTATTTCCATCAAACTTACCCGACATTACATTACCAATTTGACCTGATAGAAAATTAGAAATTTCTGTTACACCCTGTGCTCCGATAGCTTCTAATCCATTTATCGAACTTGAATCATATTTAACTGAATTAACATCTTTGAGATCTGATGGTATTGGTAATAAAATTGTACCATCATTAATTAAAGGTTTAGTTGTTAAATTTTGTGATGTTCTTCTACCAGCACGATTTGAAAAATTATTACCAGTTACATATCGTTTACCATCACCAGGTACTGATCTATAAGTTTGAAGAGGAACATATTTTTGAATATCAATTTGTAAATAATCAGTTTCCTGTGTCATTAACTCTAGAGGGTATCTTAATACTCCACCTTGTCTTCTGGTGCTGTATTTACCAAACGGTTTTGTTCGTATACCTATTCTATTGTCTTCTTTATTTTCTTCTTTGACTAAAGGTTGACCAAATTCTGGATCATCAAAATCCCTACCATATTGATCAGTTGATGTCTTTGTTCCTCCACGACCACCTTCTAAAACATTTACATCTGCATTATTACTGTCATCTACAGTTGAAGATCCACTATTATCACCAAATTCATTCGTCCCAAAAAATTCAGCAGGATTCATTGAATTTCTATCATTTTGATTTTTATCAATTTGAAATTGAGTAGAATTTCTATATTCTGAGAACGACATATATCTTTTTAGTTATTTATACGAAATTTTGCAAATGGTAAAGTATTTAGGTCTTTAAGTTCGTCATTTGTTGCACGATAAAGTCCACCTACCACATCTGAGAAGGTATATTGACGAGATTGACCCCAATGAAAGTTAATTCCTTTGAAACCCCAAGAGTAAACACTTGTCACCGCCACAAGTGGGTGTTCGTCATATCTTATATTGGGTGTTTTGGGTTTATAGACGAATACATAAATGTTTCCTGTTTCAGGAGAACCACCCTCTGATAATACTCCTAAAACTTCTTGCATGATATCATCAGCAGATTCGATACCTGCTAACTCATCTACCAGTGGTGCAATACGACTCATTTGATTCCTAGTTCTTTTTCAGTCATTACTTTAAATTCCCACAAACGATCCTCACAGAATTCTGTTGCTGCTTTCCACTTTGCTTGGTTCTTAGCGTATTCATAGACTTCTCTTAAATAATTCTTGGTCTGTCTTTTGGGTTTTTTTGGTTTTTGTGTTTGTTTAAGTGGTTTTACTTCAATTAAATATGTTTTAACACGACCAGTGTTCTCTTGAACCTTGATATAAAAGTCAGGAAAGTATCTGTGAACTCGATTATCAACAGGAGAACGATAAGGTAGTGCAATCTCTTCACTTCCCCATTCAAGTATTTTATCATTCTTGTCACAATAAACCATGAATTTTCTCTCCCAAAGTGACCTATAAATAATGTTTGTAGGATCACCTTTATACTTTCTGGGATAGGAAGGATAATATTTTCCTTTATATGACATAAATAGAAATAACAATCATACTTATTTAGAGTGGCAGAGACAACAATAAAACCATATAACCTTTCGGTTGCGAAGAATTTGATAGGTCCTTTAGCACAGACTAATCACTTTCAAGTAACTTTTTCATCATTACGACCATCTGTTGAATCATATCTTAGGTCATATTTAAAGGTGGATGATGTAAGAAATTTTTTATCAAGAAGAGCAGGTATTCTTTGTGATTCAGCATCATTACCAACAACTGCCTATGCAACAGCAGAAGTAAGAGATAATTTCATGGGTATACCTCAACAGTTTGCTCATACTCGAATTTATACTGATCTTGATTTTTCATTTTATGTTGATGAAGATTATAGTTTGTTAAAGATATTTGAAGGTTGGATGGAATATATTTCAAGTGGTGCTAATACATCAACTCTTCAGGATGATCGTGCGTATTTCAGGAGAATGAGGTATCCAGATTCATATAAATGTGATACAATGTATATAAACAAGTTTGAGAAAAACTTTAAAAAGACTTTGAGATATAGATTTGTGAATGTATTTCCTAAAGCGATGTCAGCAATACCAGTTCAATATGGACCTGCTGATATTCTTAAAGTTTCTATTTCTTTCAACTTTGACCGCTATATAGTAAACGGTTAGAAAACCTCTATAAATAATTTTACTGAATTGAATATTCATTATGCCTTTACCAAAAGTTAATACCCCAACTTATGAGTTGGTATTACCTTCCTCTGGAAGAAAAATTAAATATCGTCCTTTCCTTGTAAGAGAGGAGAAAATTCTAATCATGGCATTAGAATCTGAAGATGTAAAACAAATAACAAATGCAGTTATTGAAATACTTAATAATTGTGTTTTGACTAGAGGAACAAAGATTGAGAAAATGTCAACTTTTGACATTGAATATCTATTTTTGAATGTTAGATCAAAATCTGTAGGTGAAACAATTGATGTGAATATTACTTGTCCTGACGATAATAAAACATCAGTTCAAATGACAATTGATCTTGATACTATTAAAATTAAAAAGGACAAGACCCATAAGGATACTATAAAATTAGATGATTCGTTATCTATGAAAATGAAATATCCTTCAATGGATCAGTTTATTGAGTCAAACTTTGATACAAGCACTCAAGGTGATGACATAAAAACAACTCTTAATATGATAATTTCTTGTATTGACACAATATATACTGAGGAGGAGAGTTGGAGTGGTACAGATTCATCTAAGAAAGAACTTGAAGAGTTTATTGAATCTTTAAACAGTAAACAATTTAAGTCAATTGAAAACTTTTTTACCACTATGCCAAAGTTAACCCATAAGGTTAAGGTAAAAAATCCAAATACTGGAGTGGAATCAGAAGTTACATTGGAGGGACTGGCAGCTTTTTTCAATTAGGTATGGCTCATACGAATCTAGAGTCATACTATAAAGTAAACTTTGCCCTGATTCAGCATCATAAATATTCATTAACAGAGATTGAAAACATGATCCCTTGGGAAAGGGAAATTTATATATCTTTGCTCAAAGAGTACATTGAAGAAGAAAACTTAAAGGCACAGCAACGTGGAACCTGACGTAGTAAGTAACCAACCAAAGATTAATAGAAATACATTTAAGATCGGAAGTGGTGATCTACAAGAACAGGTCGCTAATAATACGAAGAGGATACGTGTTATTAGCACTATGCTTAAAAGTAGTAGGAGAAGGGGTTCAGAGGGTCTTAATCCTAAAGCAACTAATATTCAACAAAGTTTAGAGCAATCAAATTTAATATTAGCAGATATTGCTATTCAATTACAACAAGATTTTCAAGATAGAAAACAGGCAGAAAGACTTAAATTAACAAAAAATAGAGAGGAGCAGTTAGAATTAAGAAGAACAAATAAAGAACAAGATATAGAATATAAAAAGACTGAAAAGAAAATAACTAAATCATCTAAAAAAATAAAGGGACCTCTTGCTAGTATATTCAATGTGATAGGTAAAATCCTTATGTTATTTGGTGGTTTGGTTTTACTTAAAACTTTAATTACACCTGGCACTTTAGGTAAAATATACAATTCAGAACAATTTCAAAATGCTAAAGCAGCACTTGAATCAACTTTCTCATTCCTGACGGAAAATATGAAGGGTATACTTGTCGTTGGTGCTGCTTTTGTTGGTTTAAAATTAGCAGCAGTTTTTGCATCTATCTTTGCAACAATAAAAGGAGTTATATTGATTCTTGCCAATCCAATTTTGTTAGCAGGTATTGGAGTATTGATGGCTGCAGGTATGCAGGGATTAGGTAAATCTGAAAAAGAAGTGTTGAAAGAGTTAGAGAATATGGGTGGATATTCTAAAGAAAATAGAGATCAACTTATCGCAAAACTCAAGGAACAAAAAGAAAATTTAAGTCCCCTTCAAATAATACAGGGTGTGGGTAGAGAAATAGATGCTAGAATATTATTCTTGGACAAAGGATTATATGGTCAAGGATTAAGTGAGGAAAACAAAAAACAATTTGATTGGTCAAAACTTGATGGTGTAGAGGAACTTGGTAATTTTGAAAATTTTATGTTAAATTTTGAAACTGATACTACCAATATGAATAATGATTTGGTTCGTAAAAATAATAATAACAATATTACGACAGTCGAATTGCCAGGTGAAACGATTGATTTAACTCAAAAAAATAATAATAGTAATGTTGTTAATGTATCTGACTTAGAGGCAAATCAAGTAACAATGGTTAGTTCAGTTGATAATAGTAATAGGTATGTAAATGAATTTCCAATTACTGCAGGATTCAATGAGTCTGTTTATTCATAGGTAAATTATGGAAGAGCAAGCACTACTACTAAAAGAAAATCTCCTTAATATAAGAAGTATTTTAACTAATGATAAAGTCAAAATAGACAAGTTAAGATATAAAAATCTTGTTGCTGAAAAAGAGACTGCCAGAATGGAAAAAATAAAGATGAAAGAAAAAATGATGGAGACACCAAGAAATATTGATAGATCTTTGCGTGGTGGTAATGAACGTTCTGCTGTTAAAAGTGCAGGTAAGAGTGGTATAGGGAATGCTCTTGGTCTCTTGACAATAATTGTTATTGCAACAAATTTTGAGAAGATAAAAGAACTTGTTATGAATTTTATTAAAGGGGATACTTTTAAAGCCATAGCAGAAACTTTTACAAATATAAAGAATTTCTTCACGGGTGCATATGATAAATTTAATGAAACACAACAATTATTTGGGGAAAAATATCAGGAATTTGTGGCTTTTAAAGATCAAAAAGTGGAAGACTTTCAAAAGTTAACAGAAAAATTTAATGAGATTGGTGAAAAGTTTAAGGAGTTGGGTGAATATGCTATTCAATTAAAAGAGAAATTTGATAATCTACTAGGTATCAATAGAGATGATGTAGTATCAATTGAAGATGAAAAAACAGGACTTGAACAATATGGTTTTAATAATGAAGATTTTGATTTAATCATGGGTGATGATGGAAACTATAGAGTTGTTCCAAAAAATAATGATACATCTAATCTTGGTTTAACAGATTATTCAAATGTTGCTAATAGTAATAATAATTTAAATGAAAATATAGTTCCTTTTGATAATGTTGAACCAATTAATTCCCAATATAATTTTGCTCAATATACTGATGATGATCAAAAAAGAGATATAGTATTAATCACAAGAACAAATACGATAATTACATAATATGTCAAGAGCAGCAGGTCCATCCAATTACGAATATTTTAATATTAAAAAACCATCTACTGGTCAAGAGACTGGTATACAGGGAAAAGTATCTGCTTTTAATTATTATGAAAGTATATACTCTCCTATGATTACTGGTAGTTTATTATTAACTGATACTGGAGGATCGGTGATTGATGAAAAAACTGGTGTTCTAGCAACAATTAAGGATGGAATGAAAATTACTGGTTTTGAAGAGGTATCATTTCAAATAGCAACTGCAAAAGGACCTTTAGATTTTAAAGACTATCCATTAATTGTAACAGGAAGTCCTTTGAATAAGGATGAATCAAATAGACAAACCATTTTTCTTAATTTAGTTTCAAGCACTGAAATGTTGAGTAGTAGTAAACCACTTAGTAGAAGTTATCCAGAAGCACCAATTAGTGATACAGTTGAAAAAATTTTAAATGGTGAATTAAAAATACCAAAAAATAAATTAGATATTGAGAAAACACAAAATCAAGATAAGGTAAAAGGTAATCATATGGGTGCTTTGGATGTTATTCAAAAGATATGTAAAAAATCTATTCCTGCAAATGGAAAAGATCCTGGTTATTTTTTCTTTGAAACTCAGGATGGATTTAATTTTAAGTCAATTGATGGTCTAATTAAAGAGGGTATTAAAAGATTTGAAGATTCGTTGAAATATGCATATGATCATACCTATTACTATTTTAATGCATATGTTTCCAATATTGAAGAGGAAGGTGATAACGATCAAAAAGTTTTATTACCTCCTGCCATAAGAAGAGATGAGGATCAATTAAAAGCATTAAGAACTGGTTTATATAATGTTCGTATTATCACTAAAAATTCACTTACAGGTGAGTATAAGGAGGAGGTAAAAAATCTTCTAAGTGATAGTAACTTAGGTGAGAAACAAGAGAAACGTGTTCCTGATGATTTTTATTTCAAGACGTATGCATTTCATATAAATCCTGGTGAAAATGATCCTGGTGTTAGTGATGTTGTTTTAAATAATCCTGCAGATTATATACCTCAATCTAATATGAGGTATAGTTTATTACATACTCAGATAGTTCAAATACAAGTTCCTTGTAATGTTCAATTAAAAGCAGGAGAGGTGATTAAATTATATCTTGAAAATATCACTCAAGGTAATAAGATTGAACAAATATATAATAACTTTAGAAGTGGGTACTACATGATATGTCACTTATCACATTCATTCACACCTACAAATTCATATACATCATTAACACTTCTTCGTGATACAAGGGAATTATATACAAGTAAGAAATGAAAGAGACTCCAAATACAGATCCAAATAAACAATCACATCTTGGCCACAAAGTTGAGTTTTGGGTTGGAGTCGTTGTGGGATATGAGCATCAACAAGAGCAATTATCAAATGGAAATGATTGGAGATACAAAGTTCGTATAATTGGTGATCACTCTGATGTAGATCAAATTGATGATAAGAATTTAAGTTATGCGAGTGTTTTGTTATCCACAGATGCTGGTTCTGGTGCAGCATATAAGTTAAGATCAGTAAGAATTAGTCAAGGTGATACTGTTTATGGGATAAGAGGTCCAAATATTCCAACTTTTATCATAGGAGTTGAACCTCGGAAAAGATCTACTGTCTTACATAGTAGTGGAAAATTTAAAACTTTATCTGGATTTTATGGTTCATTGATTAAAAACAACATTTTAAGTGGTGAGTTTAATGAACAATTAGGACCTGCTACACCAGGTGGTGCACCATATACTAAAACTAAATCTGAGAGAGATACCTCAGATCAAAAATTAAATGAAATAGGTATTGATCCAAATGAAGAGGGAGTTGTTGAGAATGTTGATGAACAAATAACTCCACCAAAAGAGGATGTTACTGAAGATTGGGAACCTGGTGATCATTTAAGTAAAGATAAATTATTTGATATTCAAGAGAAAACACAGAAAAGGCAATCACCTGGAAGAATACTTCTTGCAGCAGCAACTCAAGCTGTAGTGCAAGGTATTATCGAAGAAGAAACAAGTAAAATGTTAAAAGCAGAAGCAAATGAGATAATTAAAGAAGAAAAAGTTTCTAATTCAAGTTATACAGTGGCAGGTGTAGAATACGAAACTGCAACAGGTTTACCATATACGTATGTTGACGCTTCAGGAAATAAGTATACTTCTGAAGATTTAGAAAGATTAAATACATCATCTGAGGACACTATTGATCCTGGTGGAACATTTAGAAATGGTGATTATATTCCACCTGGTTTTGAAGATGCAACAACAATTGATCAAATCTTAGGAGAACCTGATGAAGGAACATTTACAGAAGGTGGTACATATATCCCACCTGGATTTGAAGGTGCAACAACAATTGATGGTGAAAGTCCAACATAAATAAGCATATGTCTGAATTAAAACAATACCTAGCAACTCCATCATTTTGTGAAAACTCTAGCATATTAGAGTTGAGTAATGTGCTTGATAATTTCTTTGGAAAAATATCAGGTGCAGTTGGTAGTGCTAATGATTTTGTTGATGAAATAAGAGAAACAGCAGGTCTGATTACTGATATAACTCAGGGTATAGCAGGACAAATGACTCTATTTCTTGAAGATTCTCTTGTTGGTTTTATAGAAACTGCGCTGGGAGGTGTTAAAGCATTCTTTGCATCAATATATGCTACCAATCCACTACTTGCTCTAGCACAAACAAAAGCATTTAATGGTGCAGCACTCAAACCAATACAAAGATTATTCAATACTTTTGAGTGTTTAGGATCAACGATAGCAAAATCTATGTTTAAAACCATAGAAGACATGCTTGTCAACGCAGTTAAAAAAGGTATAGTAAATCCTGTAGTTTGTGCAGTAGAGGATTTTGTTGGTGGAATCACTAATCAAATAACAAATACCATCAATTCCGCTTTAGATTCATTCATCTCACCGATAAACAAATTATTTGGACTTATTCCTAATTTTAGTGGTTTTAATCTAAAAGATAGATTGGCAGGTTTTAATAATGCATTTAGAATTGCGGGTAATGTTTTAAAATGTATACAACCTGGCACACCAGGTGGATCGAAGGGATGTGGTGCAAATAATACTTATGAATTAAATAAAGGTCCTGTAAAACCAAAATCAGAACAAGAGCAAAAAACAATATTTGAGAAAGCATTTAATAAAGGTCAATCAGCAGTCGCAGGAATAAACACTTCTCTATCAAAATTTGAACAAAACATAGGTACTTGGGGTATTTTTGGATCAGAAGATGCTGAAGCAAGAGATCCAATCGAATGTAATACAGGAAATGTATTTGAGTGTGGACCTCCAAGATTAGAATTTTTTGGTGGAGATGGTGAAGGTGCAGCAGGTGATGTAATACTTGGCAACTTTATCGAAAACTTTGTAGAGGAAATACAAGATGTAGAAGGTATTAATAGAGAAATTAATAATCCACTTTTCCGACTCAATGAACCATTTGAAGGTCAACAAGTCATAGATACAGCAAGTTATTACACAGGAAGTATA